GTCATATTCATGTGGCAAAGATATATTTTGTTTTCCAAATATAAAAGTATTTTGAAAAATTATTTTAATCCAACAAATGCTTTCAGCGGATAGAACACCAAACTATTTCTGTAACCACCTTCATGTGTTGGGATGATTGGTGTAACTCCATGAACATTCTTCCATGCGGGATAAACCAACATTGAATTATCTGCACTGTCCATTGTGGCCCCGTAATCTGGTACATGAAGGTTGCCCCCCTTAGAGTTCAAACGCTTCGTAATAATTACATTTACCGCCCCAACAATATTGCCCGCATCGCGGTGGAATGGTGCGGGGATGTTGTAATTAGAAATTGAACTTGTAAATAGATTCGCGAACCTCCATTGTTCTGGAACTTCTTGAAATAATTCTAATTGCCGTTCATATTGTTCGGGCATTATTTCTTTAATAACTTGCTCACTTTCTTTGGCTAACATCAGCATTGCCTTAATGAATACTTGTGCAGATTTCACGGAATGAACACTTGATAAATTTGGATATGGTCTTTTAAATTGTGCTTTTGGTGGTATACCTCCTAAAATTACTGAATACTGATCCACTCTTTGTTTGCCACTTTTATCTTTTTTCATCTTTTCATACGCTTCCTTTGTTCCAACTGTGGCCCGTGACATGGTTGTTTTGGGAACATTGGAACTTCGTAATTCAGCATTTGCCAAATTTGCCAACTTACACATTCTTTCTGGCATTTTTTTAATGTAGAATCCCACGGCAACGCCATCTTCATAAAAAATGGAATCTTCCGTAATGTTTGGGTCAATGTATGGGCATTCTTGGCCCATTTGAACATCGTGTGATTGTTTTATTAAATCAATTCTTTTCATACGTCAATAGTTTTTTAATTATTTCTAAGGCATCAGAGCTATTATTTACTAAAATATTTTCTTTTATATTCGTAACCCTTGTAAGAATGCTTTTTATATGCCTTTCCGATTGGCTTGAATTTCTTTTTAACCTACCTACTTCCCCCAGATCAGAAATTTTTATTATAACAGGGTTAAATTTTTTTATGAATGTTGCGTTTGTGAACCTATCGCCTTCGGCTATTATTGTTAAATTATGTTTTCCTTGTATTGCTTTTAATTTATCCACATCAGCCATAACACCCATACTTAATTTATCAGATCCTTCAAATGTAGTTCCGTCATAAATTCCGAGAATCAACACTTTTCTTATTTCATCTATTCTAAACGAATTTAATCCAACTTTTGCTTTTTTTGTATCGAGTACATTTTTCAATAATTCATTCATAACCCAAGTTTTTCCCGATCCACAAGCACCTATTAAAAGGATTGTATTAATTTTTCTCATTCAAATATTTTTTATGAAACGTTTCTTCTCTGAATTGCCAAAGGGTTTCCCAAGCGACGCCGTAATTTTCAGCTTCCATTTTTTCTATCTCTTTTCTCATTCTTTCTATGTAATAACCAACGTGCCGTTGACCTTTATTATATTTATGATACGCGCACAATGTTGTTTCTATTTGATAAATATTACCTATATTCATTTTGGTTAGTTTAATAAATTCGTTGTGCAGCTGTATTGCTCTTGACCGCGTTAATTGTTCATTTACCCATTCTGGTTTTCCTATCGCATAACACAACCCTTTCCTACAACTTTCAGCTTCCATCATATTCAGATATTTAGGGCTGTGATGCGTTGGCGTTATTTGATTTAACACATCTAAGTAATTGAAGCAACTAAATCTTCCAAAATGCTTTATGTTTGTGATTAATTTGTACACTTGGTCGCTGTTTTTTGCCATGTCGAAATACCCTTGTTGGTTACCCCTTGCCAATGAACGGTAACTTTCAAAAGCTGGAATAAAATTATTCCCCGTTTTTATTCTTAGTCTATCGGATTGAAAAATTAATTTCGATTTCTTTTCATCCCACCATTTCGACAATCTCTTGACATTAACCAGCTCATAATCGGGAAATTCATTATACATTAAAAAAGTGGTTGTTGCGCAATAATTAGTTCCATACAAAAACGCAATCCAATATCGTTGACTTATATTTAGTTCAAATCTATCGGCAAGATATTTCAGACAAAGAACAGACGGGTCAACATCTTTTGCCTCCATAGATTTTGAGTGATATTCAAGATAATTTATTTTACCCATAAATTCATTTGGTGTTTCCCGTTTTTTGATAAAATTACACTCTTTTTTCTCATTCCCATTTTCTCATAAAACCTATTTCCCATAACATTGTCCACATTACAAGTTAAATACATCGGTGTCCGACACTTATTAAACAATGCCTCCGCATATCCTTTTCCTTTAAACTCATTAAGTACCGCAATCTCTTTAATTGTGTAACATTTTTTCATTTTACTGTATCCACAGCGAATAAAGCCAATATTCTCAATAACATAATATTTGTGACTGTTTTTTTGAGAAAGGTAATTATCCCAAACATAAAACAAGTTGAAACTGCCAATGTGCTTCCCACTTTCTTTATGAATTTTTTTTATTAAATCTTCATCATTTTTATTAGCAAGTCGTATTTCAAATTTCATAATATTCCAATGTTTTTAATGTGGTAACATCAACAATCCCAGAACGGTTCATAATATCTTTAGTTGAACAAATTATTTTTGCGCCGTTTTCTTCTGCAATATATGCTGGTCTGTTTGCGTTTCTTATTGCAATTATTTTATTTGATGTCAAAAAAATTCCAGCAAATGTTTTATTTTTAATAAATTCTTTTACACTCTCTGCATCTTCTTCGAATTTTTTTAAAACTAATTCGCCGTCATTGTCGGTTGTTAATGAGCAATTGTATTTACTTTCCATTTCTTCTTTGTTCCCCATATCAATAACTCCATTAAACGCTAACGCAGTGGCCAAAGATGTTATGGGCTGATTATTTGATTGGTTGGTGTACTCTCCACTGGTCGAATAACGAAAATGAGCTATAAATTTATTGGGCTGATCATCATTTATTTCATCAATAAATTCTTTATATTTTAAAAACTTTTTTGTGGTCAACACCCCGTTCTTATAATAGCTATACCCAAAAGAGTGAAGCCCCCGAATTCTGGAATTTTGCATTATTTTTTCAACCACGTCTTTGTTGAATACACCACTCCAACCAACTATTGAACACATTACAGTTTACTTTTTTCCTCTTTCAAATATTCCATTATCATCGCGCCAACATAAGCCCCGCGTTCACGCCAAAACTTGACCAATTGATATGCTTCTTCGTAATGGTCGGGTTCAAATTCAATTTGAATGGCTTTCTTAACTCCATCAGCCATGTCCGAAAGTTCATCGGATAAATCTTCTTCATCCAAAAGTGAGTAGTCAATCTCCACGGGTTGTTGCCAAACATCCAACCCCCATTCACTCAACAACTCTGGTTCCCATTCATTCGCCAATACATCCCAATCCCATTCACCGAAGCCAACATTGTCTTTAATGATGAACTCTTTTTGTTGTTCTTCGGTTAGGTCGGATGCCTTAATGATGGCCACTTCCTTCAACCCAATGATCGGAGCAACTCCTTGTGGCATATCATTTATTATGATGTCGCAATCTTGTGGAGTTGTGAAGATATTGATGTTGCCGGTCGCAGTTGGTATAGGCGGCAATATCCTATAGATTTCATTCTTGCCACGAGCCACATTAATTGTCTCATGATGAGAACTGCAACCATCTGCAACGATGGTTATCTCATGTTTTCCGGGAAGCATATCCCAATGGTCAGGGGTTATACGATGAGTGTCTTGGCCATCCACGAAGATCATGGCATGAGTTGGCTTTGATTTGAACTCGACCCGAACCAAACTGGGCAACTCGGCAATCTTGCACTTTTCATAGGCTGCCTTGATTTCGTCATGGTCGATATACATGTTTCTCCCCTTGTTGTTGGGACTAGATAAGCATTCATCAACCATTATATAGTTGACAAATATACTCTTCCAATCCTCGCGTCGGTACAGTTCTTCTTCATCTCCATTGCCGAGGTATACCGCGCCCAGGACCCGGCGATACATTTCCATGGGTGAATGCGGGTCAAAATATACTGTAACCATTTTGCCAAGAACCAATTCCTTCATTCGCGCAGTTGCAGGTCCCGACCCACTGTACGTCCCTTTTTCAGCCGAGTCGATCCCGGCAAGCCTGACCTCTTTTCCATTTACGAAAATGGTGTCGCCATCATCGACCTTGTCACAAATACCAACGATCCTGCCTTTATCTAGTTCCTCTTGAACCAGCGCGGGCGGCTTCGCAACATCAGCATACGCATCGTAATACTTCATGTATGCATCATAATATTGATAATATGATGAATTTAATGGAAATCCATTGTCATCGAGATATCTTCTAAACTCGGCAAGGTCTGATTTTATGGCTTCATAATGGGGCAGTATGCCTTCATATACCCTTAATGGGTTATAATGCTGATCGTTGAACCATGTTACCCTAGTTCGAACGGCGGCATCAAACTGCCAAAAGTTTGTCTGTATTCTTACAAGCCATTGACGAGCCTTAGCATCGACGGTATTTTCAATTGCCAATAGGTCTGTCGGTACTTGAATTAAGCTCATTTCTTCTTCGTCCGCCATCCTCGTCACCTCCTGGAAACTTTAACAACGGAGACTCTAGTTCCTGTATCAATCCACAACTTACTCTGATTTGCATGATGACTGCTTCAGTGTCCAAGATATAAATCATTGAGCATTTATTGTTGTGACATCCTCCCGGCCTGAAGACCAGGGCTTCCTACTTCTACGATCCGCTGAATGCAGTATCTCCATAGGCTCTTCCCCTCAGCCCGAGGGTGCGAATGTTTAGGCTGGCATTGATGTCCCTATCCATCTCCAGTCCACAATTAGGGCAAAGATGGACTCGGTCTGCCAGCGTCTTAGGGACCATTATGCCACATTGGGAGCATTTTTGAGACGTGTATCTCGCGTCTACCAGCTCAACTACTTTGCCAGCCTTTGCAGCTTTGCTTTGCGTGAACTGGATTAGCTTGCCCCAAGAGTGATCTTGGATGTGCTTTGCTAGATGATGGTTCTTGAGCATTCCATTGATGTTCAAGTTTTCAAATATTACTATGTCAGCCGAATCCACCAGCTTCCGAGATACTTGGTGTAGGAATTCATCTCGAAAATTTTTGACTCTCTGATGAATCTTGGCAACTTTGATTTTGGCTTTCCTTCTATTGGCCGATCCCTTCTTTTTTCTAGATAGGTTCCTTTGGGCTACTGCCAGCTTCTTCTCTGCCTGAACATAGTACTTAGGATACTG